AGCGAAACTTTAACACTGTTAACTAACTCTGCTTTATTTAAAATAATAAAACAGTTGTTAATAAGAGCGTTTAGTGTGTTGTTAAAGTCAATCTGGTGTTTTTTTATTGTTCTACTGAAACGAATATCTTCAAGAGTAAGCAAAGCTCGAGTACTTGCACCCTGTTCAGAAGCTAAGTATGCAGGAGGAATACCAAGTCCAGCAAGAATTTTTCTTTTAAAATACTCAACATCATCAATGTAAGCAGAAGTGTCAGCTGGGTTGATCGGTTCGGCTTTTATTAAAGAAGAACCATTTATTGAAGGAGTCCAGATGTCTTCTTCAAGAGACATTAGTTCAGGTATAGAGTCAATTGAAGTTCCTCCTTCTGAGTCTGGGTCTATAACTCTCTGTCTTCTTACTCTATTCATTATTCCATTTACAAGACCAGATATTTGATCTTCAGGTGTGCTTCCAACTTCAACTGTCCAAAGCGTTCTTAACGGAGTTCTTGTTGCACGGTATATTGCTAAAGCTGATTCAATTAGAAGAAGCTGCTTTGAAACTGATCTAATAGAATCTAGAATTGAAGTACCGTAAGGATAATACATGTTGTTGTAGAATAATGAAAATTTAACGTATTTTGACGGTGGTAAAAATTTATATGCAGCACCATAATCTTTTATTAAATCTTTTAATAGTTCTTCAATTTGATGTTCTGCAGTTTTTAGTTCCGCTTTACTTGGAGGATTTTTACTTACAACATTACTAACAACAGAAACTACTCTAGGTGGAGCTGGAATTGAAAGTGAAGGATAAACATAAGAAAGCATTTTAAGTATGTTAGACTGATCTGAAGTTTGTTGAATAAGTAAACCTAACTCTATGTCTGTTTTTTCATCGTAAAGAAGTGTTACATTTTTTGGAGCGTGTAAAATATATCGAATACCAGAGCTTGTTTTGTCTAACTCTAGAAAACAGTCTCCGTAAAGTATAGTTGTATGAACAATCTGTGGAAGAATATCGTAAAAACCTGTTTGACGAAAAATACTATCAGCTAACTCTAATCCAACATCAGAAACTTTAGATGTTCCAAAAGAGTCAAAAGAAATTTGATTGTCTCTGTTACCAACATTTGGAGCTAGTATACTGTCAACATATATCTGTAAAGCTTGAGAAGCTTCTGGAATTCTATAGATCATCTGCTCATACTCTGAGTATCTACCAGCTCTGCCCATTGTAAGATCAAAAAACTTTTCAAACAGTGAAACTCCACCATAACCAGTAGTTCCCATTACTTGAAGAATTCTACTAAGATCTGCTGGTGGAACAATCTTAGTTAAATCTAACTTTTTACCAACTTCATCATAAATAAGATTATCATTGGTTAATCTTAAATGATGTTTTAAAACTTCTTGAAGTCTATCTCCAATATTACCTAAAAGAGGACTTTGTTTTTTCTTTACCATGAATCACTACTCCTCCATATTTCTATTGTCAAGAGTTGACTGCAACAATAGAATCTGTTGTTGTTCATCATTTAAATCAACAACCTGATTTTCTTCTTCTTTTACATTATTTTCTTTTTCTTCTTTTGTTTCTTCTTCTATTAAAGGAACATCAATAATATCTAAATATTCTGGATCATTTTCAACATCAATAACTACAGGATGAATCTGTCTTTGATCTAAAGTGTTGAAGATTAGTTTCAAAAGTTCAGAAGTACTCTCTGCAATATCTGTATTTGCTTTTACTATTTTTTTCTTAATCTCTAACTCATCTTTTTTTGTCATTATATCAAGAATATGTTTTTTTGTCTGTACTCTTTTCATTGGTAAATCAGCTTTTAACTTTAACAATTCAGTAACAGCTTCAATGTTTCTTGCACTAAGTGCTCTTCTATCATTAAAATCACTGTACTGTTTTAAAATATTTGTTAAGAGCAATTCAACTTTACTGTCAACTTCGCCTGTAGCATTTATATCTTTTTCTAAATCTTTTATGTATTTTTCGAGTTGATTGTTGTCAATTAGTATCTTCACTAATGATTTTTTCATGTTTTTTCACAAATCCCTTCCATTCTGGAAGTATAACATCTTCATGTTTTTTTATTTTAGGTCTTTTATTTTTTTTTAAATGATCAATTATATAGTCATTTATTATAATTCGTTTACTTGTCATGAGTTCTCTATAATCCTTTGCTTCTGGATTTTCAGTTTCAGTAGATTTTTCAGAATTTTCTTTTTCTTTTTCTTTTTTCAAAACCTCTTCTAAGTCATTAACATTAATAACTTCAGATTTTTTTTCTTCTTTTTCTGAATCTACTTCTTCTTTTTCTGAATCTACTACTTCAGCCTTTTCTTCTTCTGCAAGTTGTTCTTCAGCTTCTTCTTTTATCTGTTCAGGAGTTTTATTTAACTCTTCTTTTGGTACCGAAGGTATTTCAATGTTAGTTGTTAAAAGATCTTTAAGTCTATTTTCTGTTAGAGTGTTGAACAGACTTAATAGTTCAGTGTCGTTTATTTTATGAAGATTTAAAATAGCCTGTTGTACAATTTTTTTAAAACCTTTCATGCCTAAATTTTTCTTTAATCTTTGCACACCAGTAGGAGAATTTATTCCAAACTGTCTTTTATAGTATGGAATCATACCTTTAGCAAATTCTCTGATATATTTTTCATACATTCTTAAAACAATCCACAAGTGTTTACAAACTAAATTATTTCTTTTAGGATCTCTAATATCAGGGGGTCTAATTTCTCCAGGACCAAAAGCAGATTTAATTTTAGTTAAATTGTAGTGTGGACCGTAAAACTGAAAAGCTTTACACGGACAAAATAATTTTACTTCAGTAAGAGAAAGAAACTTTGCTGTGTAGTCGATTATTTTTTCTATGTCCTGTCCTGTTAAAAACAAAAGTAGTATTACTGGTTCTACAAGTTTAAACTGTGTGAACTTAAATATCTGATCATATCTTTTACCAGAAATAGATGTTGTTGTGTAGAATTTGATAACACCGTTTACAATAAAAGAATAAAACTGGGCGGTTCCAATATTTATAAAGGCTTCCCAATCTTTTGAATTAAGATGCAATCCTTTATAATCTTTAAATTGTTTCTTTGCATAGTCAACTAAGTAGTCAACCTTTGCTGCTGTTATAACTGTTTTCTTTGACAAGTAGTAAACACCTTCTAACTATCGATTGTACAAAGTATACATTAAATAATATGGAAACTGAGACATAGCATACATTAAGTGAGGACAGAAATAATTGGCTATCCCTTTTCTTGCCATATATTTACTGTAGTAGTCTGGACAATTACATCTTGCATGCACTTCTGTTAAACCAAACATCATGAAATAATTAAATAAACTTTCATAATCTTTAGCTAAATCAACCGGTTTACCCTTAAGATTAGCAGCTCCTATTGCAAAATCTTTATCACTAGGTATTCGTGCTGTTATATTCTGCATTAGTGTACCATACAGTGGATCACTCATTGTACTTCCAAAAGAAAAAACACTGTTTGACTTGTCAAGAGATAATTGTGTTACACTGAAGTTTAAACCTAAAACCTTTTGTCGAACCCAGTTAACAACAGTTTCAACTTCATCAGATGATTTATGTTTCTGTAAATCTCTACTTTTACTTTTATCTAAAAAAGTATTAACAGTGTAAGGAAGTATTCGACTGTATGTTAAATAATCAAGATTGTAAGCTAATAAAATTTCAGATTCATTAACAAAGGAAAGTGTAACAATCTTTTTTTCGAGATCTAAATTTGTTACCTTATACTTCTTAAGATCAGTTGGAGAAGTAACAGTATTTGCTGTTAAAGCTGCATTTTTTAATTTTCTTATATTTTTAATGTGATCCTTTGCATCCTGTTCTGCACGATCATAGTATACAATATTACCATCATATTTTTCATGAAGTGTTTCAATAACCAACTTATGAAATTTATCTGTTCTTTCATGTCTTAGTGTAGACAACAGCATCACCTGAAATTTAAATTAGCACAATTATTTTTAAATTCTATTAGTTTAACTATAATATCTGCTTTGTTTTCTTTAATGTAGTTTAACATGTTGTTTTCTCTTTTTATTATTTCTAAAACATGTTCTTTTTTTCCAGGATCATTTAAATCTGTAGGTTGAATATTATACTTATGCATCTTAATATTAATTTTATCCTTGATCCAGTCTTTATAGAGTTTATACACCTCGTTAATATATTTTTCATCGTGTATTAACTCTTTTCTAATCGTAGTAACATCCATAATTTCTGTAAGAACAGGTGTGTATTTTGTTATAATTTTTTCAGATACTTGTGAGTTGATTAGATCGTTGAAAAATTCAGCAAAGATTTTTTCAAAACATATCTTTTTAATTCTACCAGAAAGTATGTTGTATGAGTATGTAAGAATATTTTGTTGTAAGTTTGAAACTTTACTGTCTTCTAAGTTAAGTGAGTCAACAATCATGTCTATTTCATCATTTGAATTTTCTAAGTAAAACATTTCTTCAATGTTAACATAGTCAATCTCATTTAAAATATCATCTTCTACATTTTCATCTGAATAACTGTTGTTTGGATCTCTAGAAACAATATGATTCATCATTGAATCTTCAGTAATGGAACTTCCTTCATCATTTTTCGTTAAAATGTCTTCAAATTTTACTGTGTTGTATTTTTCTTTTAAGTGTGTAACATTGTAATAAATAGCAGATCTGTGAGCAATTCCGACAAAAATGCTAAACATAACTTTAGATGTGTCTATTTTTGTTAAGTATTTAAAGATAGACAACCAAGCGTTGTTAACAGCTTCTTCAAACTCAAGTCTAAAAGGACTTATAACTTTTGAGCCAATAACCTTTCTAATACTTAAATCAACAATTGGATATATACTTTCTAATATTTCTTGTTTTTTTAAAGTACAGTATTTGTAAATTTTACTATTTTTTCCTATATGAAACCACGATATTAACTCGTAAATTTTATATTTTTCAATTAAATCTTTTAACTGATACTCTTCTTCTAAAGATATTTGGATCTTATCATCATTTGTTTTTAACATTAAATATTTTTTCTTTTTAATAAAAGATTGGGACTCATTTTCTAGCTGTGTTCTGTATTCTTTTACGGAATTGTATATCTCAAAAACTATATCATTTATCTTTATCAGTGAATAATT